ACTGAATAAGAGAGTACTCCACTCTTTAATCCTTTTTAGGAAGAGTATCTTCTTTCACAAGTATTTTATTCAATACATAGAGCTGTAAAAGTAAACTAATGATGGTGTAAAATGTGAAATGACTCAGGCCATACTCTCTTGTGTAATAGATCAACCATGTAACAGTGATAACTAGACCAAATACGATTGAATTCTTGAACTTTACATCTACGTCACCAGAATTTTCAAAATCCATATACATTTTAACTAAACCTGTGGCCAGTGCAGTGGATGCGATAAGATCGTTAAATTTCATTTGTATCCTTATAGTATACAAATATTAAAATGGATCTGATACTGCAAAAATTCGCTGGGAAAATTGACGCTAAAAGTCTAGTCAAGGCTGTGGATGACATTAAGGTTGAATACCTTGACGATGGGTTTACTAAGGAGGATATCCCACCTATTCTGGGGCGTCTCATGATGGAAACTACTAAATTCAAGAAACTCCCCGGACCCCAGAAGAAGAAACTGGTTATCGGTGTTCTGAACCACCTCATCGAACAAATTGACAGTGGTGAAGAAGATTCTGAATTTGAGAAAATTCTCAAGACTTTGGTGCCACCAATGGTTGACGCATTTGCCACTATGCTTAAGACTAAACAAGGCCTATTAAAATGTATGCCATGCCTAGTTGGCGAAAACTAACATAAGGGCTACAGTCTTATCTAAAGTAGAATGAGATTTCCTTCATTGGAAACCATGATTAAATACGGAGTATATACAGTGAAAGAACTTGAACGATTTGCAAGTGGTCTAGTATCCAAAAAACATGTCGAGTGCCTAAGTGAATGTAATCGGTGTGATTTTGTTTATTCTGGTAAGGTATGTCTTAACTGTCAACTATGAAATATTGTACTGTAACGAGTTCTATGTCGAGAGGACCTGAAATTGTTAGTAACAATCATATGTGTGCGGAAAGACAACTTATTCGTCGCCTTTACCGAGAGTGTATAAAAAAAGGTCATAAATCTCATCAGTTTAGTGATTGGTTACACAGAAAATACGGACATTTGATTGTATATAGAAGAACCATTCACGGTGACGCTATATCATTACCCTGTGTCTTATGTCGGAAAATGATAGAGCGGTACGACATTTGTTGGGTAGCGCACGACGGAGAAAGGTGGATTCATAGTAAAAAAACGGAACATTTACCGCCTTCAATGCCAACTCCTAAACAAAAAAGACTTCTAGGTTTTGGGAGTTATTATGAGACCTAAAGCTGATTCCAGATTATTGTAGTCTCTTTTTAGTGGCTTATTTCTTTTTAGTTTTAGCGCACTGTTATTTGAAGAAGCATTCTTTATTTCATCCATCTTTTTGGTGTTTGACACAAAGGGTATCACATTATCAACCACCGGCTTAATATGTATTTCCTGTGGTACATCTATATCAATCGTCTGGTTTTTACGAAATTCTTCTATAGACATGTCACCTCCAAATACATCTAGTTTGTATCTCCACGGAGCTGGTTTGACACTCCCCAATTTGTTGTACATCTTTTTACGCATCATTATAATATTTCCACATATAATACTTCCTCTATTACAGCCATATTTATCTATCGCAAACGTTTTCATACAACTCCATGAACAAAACTTTCCCGTCGTATGAAATTTATTTCGTCGATCGTCGTATTTATGAGGCAAAGTTAGGGGTTCATTCTCACATGGGTGACAACACCACCAACACCACATAGCTTTAAGAAAAATATCCTCTTTAAGTTAATCGAAACATTTACTTAAAGAGAAATCAATCCTTTATATCAATGATACTGAGTATCGATGTCGGAATAAGAAATCTGGCAATGTGTATGCTCGATGAAGATCGTGACAATCTTGTGACAGATTGGGATGTTTCAGGGGTACCACCGGAACATAAGGATGGTCTTTATATATCCCTAAGGGATCATCTTGATGAGCGTCCTTGGGTACTTGGTGCAAAAATAATTTTAATTGAGAAGCAACCTGATCGTAATAAGAAAATGATTTCTGTTATGCACTTTCTTCATTCATACTTTATAATTAAATGTCCTAATGCCGAAACCATACTGTATGACGCTCGACACAAAATCCCAGATGTTGCTGGACCAGGTAAAGCACAGTATAATAAAAGAAAGAAAGTTTCAATTGAAAGATGTGAAGCTTTTATTAGGAGTAATTCTGTAAATTCTCACTGGATTGATACATTTGTAAAATCAAAGAAGAAAGATGATCTTGCAGATACTGTCATGCAAGCACTTAGTTTCGTGAATAGGGTTGAAGTTGCATCAAGTTCTTCGAAAAAGAAGAAAGCAACAACTAAACTCATAGCTCGTCGTCCAAATGAAAATCAAAAAATGTCAAAGTATTCGAAGTGTAATTTAGCATGGATTTATTTAAACAAAGTTGATTGTGAAGTTCTTGAAAATAATAAAAGATTTATGAAAGATTTAAAAAGATATTACAAAGACATTAATGAAATGATTAAAGATTTGAAGTGAATAATATACAAATGAGTCTCACCATTAGAATGTGCGCTGTTAACAAACCCAACTTGGACAAGGTTATCAAAAGTAACAAGCGTCTCAAAACTGCCTTTCATTCTCAGAAAAGGAAAAGAATGAATCATCGTGTAGCCCTTGATGAGCTCGATACATTTCTAGAATTAGTTGATGACGCCATGGATGCCATGAACGATGTTGAAGTTGTTAGTAAAGATGCACAAGACAAGTTATATAAATTATATGATTTCTGCGGAGAGGTTCCAATGAATGATGAATGTAAATATTAAAGATTAGAACGGATATATATCCATAATGAAGAAAGTATTGGATCATGGGTTTGTAGAACTCGTCGATCATATGCCCCAAGAAAATTTAGATAAGGCTATCGTTGATGGTGCTCGTGTGAGTTATCAAACAGGTACTAAAACTACCCGAGGGGACCGTGGTCTCATTCGATACCTCGTTCGTAATTGGCACACTTCACCACTCGAACTCGTGGTTTTCAAATTCCGTATCAAAGCACCACTCTACATCGCTCGTCAGTGGTTGAGGCACCGAACAGCCTCTGTAAACGAGATGTCTGCCAGGTATTCCATTGTTGACGAAGAGTACTACGAACCAGAAGTATTGCGTAAGCAATCTGAAATAAATCACCAAGGATCAGAAGGTGTATTGGAAGTTGACGAAACACTCACAAAAGTCATATCCACACAATATAAGAACGCCTTCAAATTGTATCAACATCTTTTAGATACAGGTGTATGTAGGGAACAGGCGCGAGGTGTATTACCACAATCCACGTATACATCTTTCGTGTGGAAAATGGATCTCCACAATCTCATGCATTTCTTGCAATTGAGAATGGATCATCACGCACAAAAGGAGATCCAAGATTATGCCACGGCTATTTATGAACTCGTTCAACCCTTAGTACCACATTCGATGGAGGCATTCATGGATTTCCGTGTAAATGCCATGCAACTCACTGGTCCTGAAATAGAAGCTATAAACACTGGTAAAGAAATTGAATCCCCGGGTGAACGGAGGGAGTTTGAAGATAAATTAAAACGGTTAAAAATTAAATGTCCTTGAATTATTCTGTAAGTTAAATATAGAATGAAGATTCATATCGTTGGAGCGGGACCAACAGGGATGTCGCTAGCATGGGAATTACTCAAGTCAGGCGACCATGAAGTCATGATTTATGACAAAAAAATATCAGCGGGGGGATCTTGGTGGGAACCTGAAATAGGGACCCGGGATCTTCACGCACATAGAATATTATTTGATCGCGCGTTTATAAACACAAGATCTCTTTTAAAAGAAATGAATATTGAATGGAGTGAAATGTTTGAATCTGTAGAAAAAATGAGTGTTTTGAAATATGCTTTTGAATGTTTTACTCTAAGAGATTATGTTACACTCATATCTCTATTTTCGGCTGTACTCTCACAACCCAAAAAGTATTTGGGTATATCTCTAAAAGACGCAGTAGGGTTTCTAAGTAAGAAAGGTAGTGATTACATCGAACATTTACCACTTATAATGGATGGTGTCACATGGGATGTCATGTCAGCGTATGAATTTGTAACAAACTTAGATCACACTATCATGTCCGAAATGTATACACAAAAGGTGTCCGGTAAAGTGATGTGTGATGCAATGGAAGAAGCTCTTCTCAATGCTGGTGCAAACTTTGTTTTCGGTACAGAACTCTTAGATGTTAAATATGGTAAAAAGGATTTCGTCGCGAAATTCTCTGACGAAAGAGTTGTAGAAGATGGATTACTCTTTTTATGTCTAGATAATAGCCCAGCTTTGAAACTATTAGGAGATAACTGGGGACCCGATGCAGATAAAAAACTCCGAGCGAGTACGTACGGTGCTATCAATGTTCTCCTTGATTATGATGAACCAGTTAATTTAAAAACAGATGTGGAAATTGCAGTCGAAACAAAATGGAACTTACAACCCAAGGTTCTGCATGGTACTAATACAGTCTCGTGTGTTATATGTGATCTCAGTAAAGAGGTATTGAATTCTGATCCAGATACAATTAAACAAGAGGTAATCAAACAACTTGGACTGTCACACCCCATAGCATCGAGAATTGGTTGGGGTGCAGAATGGAAAAATAACAAATGGAACTTTTCACAATCATCTGGTGTACTCAGTCTTCACGGACAATTGCCATTCTTTGGTAAATGTCGTAGTGTAGCTATGTGTGGTATGATGTCACCAAGAAACACACCATATTCAAGCATTGAATCATCCGTAGAAGTTTCACGGTCTTTGAGTAATTTGTGCTTTGGTACAAGAAAACCACTCAAACCTAGACTCGTCACAGATGTTCTTAAGTGTATTATTGTGTTACTTATAGTTTTACTTTTAGTTAAATATAGATGAAGTTTATAGCTAAAGTATATGAACCGTTTTACGAACATAATGATAAAAAGTATATACGATTCGTTATCCCTGAAAAGAATGCAGGTATAATCGAACTTACACATGCATATAAAACACATGTTCTCTTACATGAAAATGTTGATAACCCACTTGATGGTAGAGTTCTAACCGTAAAGGTTCCATTCCGTTACAGGAGAGTGATGTGTGAAGTCCGGGGACGCCCAGTGCAATCTCTTGTAAAAGATGATGAAGTTGAAATTGAGATAAATTTTAAGGGTGGTTGGAATATTGGTAATTATTCAGGGTTTTCTTGGATGTTGTCAAGTTCTTCGTTCTCAGGTTGACCGGGTACATCGATATTTTCAACTCCACTCTTTTTCAAATCAGTAAATGTTTGAAGCATCCCTTGCAGTTTATACACTTCATGTGTCATCTGTTCGATGTTGATTTGGAGTCTTTTAATGTTATCATCAATGTTTAGAGTAGGCATTTACTCATTTAAAGTTTCACATCTTTAAATAAGTAGATCATGTCAGTTCTCACTAGAACTGGGTATATAGTAAACACGGGTCCAATCGCAGAAATTAAAAAAGAACTTACGGTAAGACCTGTAGTAAATGGGGATTATGGATTCCCTCCACCACCTTTCAAAGTTTTCAGACCAGCTAAGAGTGGAATCTGCGTTCCAAGATTCTACGGAACTGCTAAACTCGGGGAGCCTTCCCAAGATAAAAGACCAGACCCCGCTCGTATTAAAACTAAATTCGTGGGCCAACTTCGAGATGCCACCCATCAAAATGATGCTCTCCGATCGGCGATTGAAGCAGGGCATGGCGTCCTTTCTTTACCATGTGGTTATGGTAAAACGACGGTATCCCTGGCCATAGCATGTAAACTGGGGTATAGGACGATGATCGTAGTACACAAACAGTTTCTAGCAGACCAATGGAGAGAACGTATTCAACAATTCTGTCCGGGTGCCACCATAGGTGTAGTTCAACAAGATAAAAAGGAAGTAGAGTGTGATTTCATTATCGCAATGCTTCAATCACTTTCACTAAAAGAATATTCATTTTCAGATTTTGAGAGTATAGGAACACTTATAGTAGATGAAGCACATCATATTTGTGCCAAAGTGTTTAGTCAATCTCTTTTTAAACTTTGTCCTAAACACATTTACGGACTCTCGGCAACTCCAGAAAGGAAGGATGGACTCACTAAAGTACTTCATTGGTTTATGGGTCCCACATTCTTTGCAGTTGAGAGAAAAAATCAAGAACAAGTTGAAGTATTCTCAATCGTATATGAATCCCCAAACTATAGGAACCCCCCACCGTCTATGAGAAATGGAAAAATATCAATGCCAAACATGATTACAGAACTCGTCGAGGATCGACAAAGAAATAAGATGCTTGTTGAATTGGTGAAAAAGGCTTCTAGCGGTACGAGACAACTTCTAGTTTTAAGTGACCGCCGTCTACATTGTGAATTACTTCATCAATGCTTTCCTAAAACATCAGGACTGTATATGGGTGGTATGAAAGAGGCGCAACTTCAGGAATCTTCCAAGAAGAAGATCATTTTTGCAACCTTTAGTCAAGCCCACGAAGGACTGGATATCCCAACACTGGATACAGTTATATTAGCTTCACCAAAATCTGATATTACACAAAGTATCGGTCGTATTATGAGAGAAACAGATGGAAAGAAGAATGATCCACATATTTACGATATACAAGATCCCTGGTCTATATTCACAGCAATGTATTACAAGAGACTAAAGGTGTATCGACAAGGTGGATTCAAGATTCGTGGAAAACAATCAGAAGAACCAAAGAGTGAGTTCACTCAGGGAAAGTGTTTGTTTTTATAATCTGACTAATTAATAAATGTCGGGTGCATTAATACAACTTGTTTCTAAAGGCGTACAGGATGCATATATAATTAGTGAAGAAGGACACTCCTTCTTTCGTACAAAGTTTACACGGCATACGAATTTTTCTCAAGCACCAAAGTTTATTAAGAATATTACCCTCACAGATACGTCTATTACGATCCCTGTACTTGGTGATTTAATCAATGGTATTTGGTTGGAGGCTGGTTCTAAGAATGCAAATATAGCTTCTAATCTATTCTACAACTCAACGATAGATCTCTTTATTGGTGGTCAAAAAATTGATTCACAGGACTATGATTACTTCTCCGATATATGGACGAACTATCTCGCGGATACGTACACGAAGTCACAGGAACTTAATAACAAGACCTCAACTTCAAATCATATATTTTTACCCCTTCATTTCTTTTTCTGTGACCACAAAGCATTTTTACCTTTGATCGCTTTACAACATCATCAAGTTGAAATCAAAATTACATTCGATGAAACAAATGTTGCAGGTTTAAGTGCAGCAGAAAAAACAGCGAAGGTATACGGGAACTACATTTACCTAGATAAAGAGGAAAGAGAAACTTTTACAACAAGAAATTTAGATTTTATAATCACACAAGTTCAAGGATTTAAAACAGAACTCATTACTGTGGCAAATAATGCTGTAGATGTAGGTGGACATAATAAAATAGATCTTTCACATTTCAATCACCCAGTTAAATCTATATTCTGGGGCTTCGGTGCATCGAGTGAAGACTTTGCGAATGACCGCTTTACCTTCCTAGAAGCCGATTTACAGATAAATGGTACACATCTATTTGAAAAAATGTCACCCGTCTATTTTCATACAGTTCAGAATTACTATAAATCTTCCTTCGGACATTCTGATTATATTCCAGAAACTGATGTACTTTTTAACACAAGGTATTTTGCCTACCACTTCTGTCTCAATGCATCAGAATACAATCCTTCCGGATCCTGTAATTTCAGCCGTATAGACAATGCGGTATTGTCCCTCAATGGTGTAGAAAAGGGTAATCTTAGAGCAGCGGGTCAGGAAATTTTTGTATACGTAGTAAACTACAATGTATTAAGAATACGAAATGGTTTGGCTGGAATTTTATTCGGTAACTAATGTATAGATGGGCAGAACAGTACGTTTCGACCAGATTTTTGTGACAAGTCTAGATGCTGCTCCAAAAGAGACCGATGTTTTGAGTGGTCTCGCAAGTATCGATGCAGGTGAAATCACAGTAGATGAAATCACAGCTTCGAATCTTACCATTACAAATCAGGTATTTGCAGATGTAGAAAATACTGATTTCAGAGGACTCACAAATGTATTCCGTCTCACGGGGACACAAATTGGTATCGGAACGAATAATCCTACAAATGAATTTCAGATTGGCGAAAGTGATTTCATCATTAATAGGAATTTACCAGACCTTGTATCAGTACAGGGTAACGTGGTATCAACAAATATTTTTGCAACCAATTCATTTAAAACTACAAATAATAAATTTGATGTTAATGCGTCTGGGTCAAATATCTTAACAGTGGTGGGTAACACTTTCTCCACGAATGTTTCTATAGGTACACATTTGTTGGTTGGTAATGAAGTTACTCCCAACTCTGGAACTAACGTAGCCGTTTTTGAAAATGGTAATGTTGTAATTCGCGATGGTTTCTTGAATGTTACCGGTAATGTGTCTATTACTGGTAACCTGGCGATCACTGAGATTCCTGATTATACAAGTATTAACAATCTTGTCGTATCAAACGCTGTCATACAAATGGCATTTGGGAACGATGGAACATATGATATGGCTCTTCTCATGAAAGATGCGGATGCCAAATCTAATGTATTTTTAGGATATACACATAATGGTGATAAAATGAGACTTTCGAGAACATTCGGTGGTCCAACTACAGCAACATTCCATGATATACTCGATACCGCCAATACTGTGAATCTTCACGTGTACGGTGACGTCTATACCCAAAACAACATTGGTATCGCAAACACTTCACCCACCTATTCACTTTCCGTTGGTTCTAACCTGTATATAGATGACACGGCTACAATTAACGATAATGTGTTACATACAAATGGTTTTGGATTCTTTGAGGGACTGAGAATTGGTGGTAGTGGACTTAATGTGGGTGATTTAATTACATTAGATGCCGATGCAGCGATACCCATGGTGGTTGCATCTCAAATTCAATCCCATGGTTTTCAGACAACTGGGGTAGATGGGAATGGGGATGGTGTACCATCTGGTATAGCAAACACAAATTCAACGAATATGTTGTCATTCAGTGACAAAATATTTATTAATGTAGATTCTGCTAACATTCTGACAGTACTTGGTAATACAGCGACGGGTCGTCTCATTACACAATCTATTTTAGTACAGGATTTCATTGAAGTTGAAGGTGAATCCGGTATATCATCCGCCGCGAATGTTATTGTTCACGGTGATATATCGGGTGGTGACTCTACTTCAAACACTGTCAGTCTTCGATGTGGTCCAAATAACGCCGATGGAACGGTTGGATCTAATGTAACTTCAATTGAAATTATGGGTGCATTAACGTCCCATCAATACCAATCGGTTGTTTTTAAAACTAAAAACAGTGAGCGTATGCGTGTGGCGTCAAATGGGTATGTTGGTATTGCTAATACTCAACCAAGTGAAATGTTGACCTTAGGGGGTAACCTTAGACTCAATGAGAGTAATGCAGCTATTTTTGGGAAAGATTCAAACTTCTTAAAGATTTCTACAGATACAACCAATAGTCAAACAAAAATTGAAAACAAGGTAGGAAGTGGGAAAGGTCTCAATTTCTATGCGAGTCAAACTGATACGATGGGTACACCGAAGTTGACAATTTTAGAGACGAGTAATGTTGGTATTGGAACGGCTACACCCCAAGGTCTTTTACATACTTCTGGTGGTACTGTATTTATTAACGATCAGGTTGTTAACCGTGGTGGTGTGAGTCATTTGGGATCTCCAATGGTAATCACAAACACGGCGCAGATTACAAACACCTCAGACTTCCAAGATGTTCTTCAACTCACCCGTGAAGGTGGTACCGCGGGTCAACATGGTGTTAGGGGTGTATTCAAAATGGGTAAACACGGTACAGGTTCCGGAACCTCCCGGTCTCAATTGAATTTGTCATTGGCGGGTGACAACTATAGTACTCAAGAAAATGTGATGACATGGAGAAGTAATAAACGGGTTGGTATAGGTACAACAACACCCGCTTCCCATTTGGAAATTATCACAACCGGTATAGGAAATTCGGTTACAAATGGTTTACTCGTTCATAGTGAAAAGATCTCTAATGCCGCAGATGATGCAATTGTATCTATGAGAACAGATACTACAGCTTCTAACGCTTTCGCTTCGTTCATTCAAAGTGATGGTATTGCTGGTGATATGTCTGGATTTTCTATGGGTGTAACCGGGTCTTCAGGTGATTTTAGACTCACCAATAATGCATTTACTATCAATGATTCAACGACAAGTCGACTTTTTGTTGATGGTACTTCGGGTAATATCGGTATCGGTACAGATGCAGCTAGGGGTAAATTAGAAGTTAACGGTGATATCGTATTGGGTTCTAAGATTACGTTTGGTGGTGTAGATACAGATCAATTTGGTAACACGTTCATACAAGAACGACTCTACAATATTGACGGTAAATCTGAACTCATTTTATTTAAGGGTAATGAAACAACAGGTTCGGGTGGTCCTGATAGAATTAGATCCATAGCTCCATTACACATGTTCCAAACGTATGATTCTGCGGGGTTGAGTGAAGCTGCTATTGCGGGTGCAATTGCAGGAACAGGTGTCAATACACTTCTAACTGTAAACAAATTCAGGGTTTTAGTGGGTACATCCATAGATCCGGGTGGGGATTCAAAGCTTTTCATTAACGGTGGATTCCAGTTTCCTAAAGATCAAAAGATTATTACAGGGTCTATGGATATTTTCTCAACAAGTACGACTCCCTCTAGGGCTGTCATAGAAACAGTTGAAAATACGGCATTAACCATCAGAAATCGAGCCAGTGCAGTTTCGGGAAGTAATGCTATCGAACTTTTCCGTATCCAAAGCAGTGGTCTCGTTGGTGTAGGAACTGGTTCACCCGACACAAACGTGCACGTGTACTCAGCTTTGACTACTGATGTGGATGTACTCAAACTAGAGAGTCCTGGAACAAATAAGAAGACTGGTATACGTTTAAATACAAATGACAATTATGGTGGATACGTGAGGGGTTTCAGTGATTCTACACACTCGGTACATGGTACTGTGGTGGGTGGGGTCAATAATAGTGTTGAAGCTGACGGTATTCATGTGATACATTCAAGTAACGTTGGTATCGGTACTGTAAACCCATTGGAAAAGTTCACTGTTTACAATGGTGTGTCACGTATACAACATTCGAGTAGTAATGCCATGTTACAATTTGCGACGACCACACCAGCCTCCGCCGACCCACCCAACGCGTTAGCTCTTTCTAACATCTATGGTG